AATAAAACCGGCTTTGAAACTTCTCCAAAGTTACTTGGTTCTGTAGTTGTTACCGTTCCAGCAGTAGTTTCTGATAAAAAGTATATTTCACCAGCAGTCAAACCCGACAAACCAGTTATCAATCCATCTGTTACTACTTTAAAAGTATTTCCATTTACTGATTTAACGACACCCAATACTTCTGCATTTGCGGCGCTGTCTGCTTGCGCCAAATAAAAATCTGAACCATCATATCTTATGACATTTCCAACAGCAAAAGTATGACCAATTTTTGTAAACTCTTCAATTAAAGAAGTGCCACTCCCTGTATCTAATTGTTTTTTTACAATGTTATCTTCAACTACTAATTTATATAAATTTTCTGAAGTTGTTGTTGTCGGCAATTCAGTAAATACTAAATTATTACTACCGCTATAATATAATGTACCTGTTGTTAAACTATCTGAATCAGAGAATTTTGGTATATATCCACTAACACCTAGACCATCAATAACATATTTATTTGGAAAAACTCTATATACTTCTGTTTGTATTTGATTTTTTGTAAATCTTAAAAGATCAGAAAAATCAGAGTAGCTTCCGTCTTGATAAGAAGCTCTAACTTTTACATCGTAATTTTTATCTGGTTTTACTGGAAATTGAATTGACGGTTCAAATTGAGAAAATACAAAATCAGAAGAGCCTGTTATTCTCGATGCTAATAAAATACCAGTTTCATTTACAACTTGTTCAATACTGGGTTTAACATGAGAAATTATTAATTGATCATTAACTTGAAAACCCACAGCATTATTATCTCTAAAACTTGTTACATCTAACGTAAACCAACCGCCTTCATTTGTGTCAGCACCAACGCTTAATATTTGATAAACACTAATATCATTTTTCTTCGAAATTTTAATGAAAGCTGAAAGACTTGATAACCAAGTCGCAACACTAAATCCATTGTCGTCTGTAGCATCAAGATAAATTTGAGTGATATTATCAGAAGATAAAGAAATATCAGACGTTAAATTACCAACACCTGGATCAACAGCAGGGTAAGATACCCCTAAATAAGTAAACTCTAAATCAGGAATTAAATTAGAAAACTTACGATATCCTGAATAAGTTCCTGTATAAATACTTCCTGTATATAACCCGCCGCTTGGCAATATGAAAAATTCATCGTTTCCGGTATTATATCCATATACAAAATACAACTCTGAGGAATTAGAAATCCCAGACGCTATTCTTACTTCTGTTACATAGTTTAATTTTTTACCAGTATTGTACAAACCCAATGGCAAAGAAAAGTAATTATCTATAAACAATGTATGATCCGACCAACTAATTCCTGAAGCGCCATATGTTTTAAAAATAGGCTCAGTTCCAGAATAGTAAGTTGATTGATCTTTATTGCGAATTAAATTCTGCCCAGTACCATAATTTATCTTACTTATTGCTTCTACGTTAGTATTATTAGAAGCAAATACATAACTTGCATTATCCACTCCATTTTCATAAACATATGTTTCAAAAGATAACGAATTATCTGTTTTTATAGCGTCCCACTTAACAATCGCTTGTATGTCTAAATTTTTATCAAAAATATTCTGCGAACAATTTATATAACCAGTAATGTTATTAATTGATACTGGTACAGAATCTGTATTATAATAAGAAGACTTGATTCCTGAAGATAAAAAATAAGCTCCAGTATATAAATAATCATTAGGAATCGCAACAATATTAAAAGGCAAAGTTATGTTTAAATCAGTATCAATATAAGAAGGTGGAGATATAGAAAAAGTTTGTTGATATCTATTCGATTCATAATTGAAAGCAGAAGTGAAAATACCACTATTTGCAAAATCATAAGTTCCAGACAAAGGAACTACACTTGGGTTTGGAACGGCGTAAATATCAACAGATTTTAAAAATTTGAAATCATCTACTAAAGGAGTTACTGAAATGGGGTTTAAATTTTTTATATCAAAACCCGTTATATTTACTTTAGGATAATTAGCTAAAAAATAATAAACATCAGAACTACCATTTAAATCATAAGTAGAAAAGTCAATAAAAAACGTTCTTAAATTATTAAGATTATCAAAACCAGTGTAACCGCCTATAAGATCAGAAAAAGATTTTGAATCTATTTGTATTTGAGTGTTATTAGTGTTTTGTACTAGATTACCTACGTAATCTCTATTTTGAGTATACAAATCAACTTTAATACCAGAAAAAACATCCGATAAAACTATAGAATTAGTTATCGTTTTATTATTATACGGATCAACAATAGATAAAGAAAAATTTAAAGAGCTTTGAGCAATGTTTCCAGAAACAAACTTTGAATCGAAAGGTAAACCAAAACTTTCTGGAGACAACGAATAATTTAAAGAAGTAAAATCGCTTTTGTTACTTAATATCAAATTAGATATTAAAAAAGGCGCATCATCCGTTAAATTTTGACCAGTAATTACAGGCATATATTATATTACACTTCTATTATTTGGAAATTTTTGTTGTATAAATAAAATTTTATCGAAGATAAAGCTGATATTTGCCCACCAAATGAGTAGTTTCCAAGAAAAATAATTTTATTAGAATAAGATGAAGCTGGAGACAAGAACTTGATGGATTGATTTTTAAATGTGACTTTACAAATAATACCTCCAGAAGCATTTAAAATTTCAGTTATTTTAGAGTTTGATGCTAAATAAGCGTATATTGTTGTAAAATTAATAGTTAAAGTAGCAAAATTAGGATCAGCAGATATTGAAGAAGCATCATTTAAATAATAGTCTATTTTAGACTGCCTAATAGTATTGTAAGTTAATTTTTGATTTAATGTATAATAATCTGGACATGACGTCAAATCTATTTCTTGTAAATTATCATAAGAAGAAAATACAATGGTGTTATTTATACTGTTTGAATTTGGATTTTCAAAAGCGTTTTGATCTAGAGCTTCATATTTTGAAGGATCATGTTTTATACAAAAAAATGAATATTCATTATTATCAACTTCTGAAATAGTTACAACTTTATATAAATTCTTACTATAATTCGTCGTTTGGTCTATAATTACAAAAGGCACTGATGGTAAAATTCTTGTTATTAAATTATAATTATAAGTTTCGTCAAAATAAATTTTATTAGTATTGTTTTCTATTCTATCTATTTTTAACTCTACCACATCAGATGCATTTAAAGAGTCTACATCAGATAAAGAAACTGAAGATAAAGCATTTAAATCTTCTATTGATTTAGAAATATTATCGAAAATAAACTTTATTATGCATCCAGCTAAATTTAAATTTAATTTTCTATCAACTGTTATAAATTTTGATGTATAATCAACGGAAGTAACTCTCCCTTGTAAAAAAGAATCATTTTTATATTGATCTTGTACTTGAATTACATCACTTGGTTTTAAATTTAAACCTTGCAAATCTGTTGAAAAAGTTATTGTTTGATTTTCAAATCTATTTGTAGCCAACATCCATGTTCCTATTCTTCTAGCTTGACCTCTAGAAGAAATACCAAAACCTAAAATTTCTTTTATTATGATTCCGTAATCACGCATCATTTTGGTATCTTCAATTATTTCAACCTGTTCATTAAAATTACTGAATTTATCTTTATACATTACTTTCGCCACAGTGTATAAAGCCTCTAAGCTTCCGCTTGAATAAGTAAATAATCCATCTTTTACGTTAGTGTTGTTAAAAAGATAAGAAGTTTTTTTATCGACATCGATTGTTGCTGTTATAAAGTTATTTTTATAATAAGTTAAACCTCTAAAAATTGATGCCAAATCATTTAAAACTTTTAAACAATCTGTTTCATTATCTATTAAGACGTTTGCTGAAAATCTCGCTTCCAATGGATCTCTAAAATTTTTAACTCTAGGTAAACATTTTCCATTTACAATAGACCCATCTGACAGATCGTTATTAAAGCAAGATTTGTTTATTATAGAATTTATATAATTAGAGTATTTTGGATTATTAACGTTCGATGCAAACCAATTCAATATTTGACTTTTTGCTTCGGATTCTGAATTTTTTAAAGATCTTTGTATTCTTGAAGTTAAATCTCCAGTTGTAGATGCAAAATCACAATATTTAATAAAAGAAGCTAACAAATCACCAGTAGGTTCATTTTCAAAAGCTTTTCTTGGGCCAAAATCATTTATTAATTTTATTTTAAATGATGTTCCTAAATCTTCTATAGACCATATAATTTTTTTAAGCCCTACGGTTAATTTATTATTATTTGAATCAAGCAAATCATATAAAAATATAATAGAGTTACAAAATCCGCCATTGTAAGCTGGATTACTGACAACCGTACTAGATATCACTATTACTGGTGGGAATTTTTTTATAAAATCTGACAACGACATTGCATCTGTTTTTGCAATAAATATACAATTTTTATCATCGGCATCCTTTCTATAAAAAGAAAATTCAGGACATGTTGTAGGCTCATTAGACTTAATTAATTCATCGCAATATTTAGATATTTTATAAAGCTCCCACTTATTAAGATCTTTTTCAAAAATCTTACCATTGCCAATTCCGTATCTAGAATTAGTACATAAATCATAATATATCCATGCAGGATTATCAGTCCATCTTAAAAAACCATCGTAATTTCCATTCCAATTATCAACATATTCCCTAGCTTCTGGATCGTAGTTTTGTGGAACTTTTATCTTCAACATCTTCATATCAAATGTTCTATTAGGATCAGACTGAAAATGTCTTGAACTAACCGAAGATTTTACTAAAGCCGAAAAAGGATAATTAAAAGATCCTCTAGTTGTAACTTTCTCTATTATCGATGAAACAGAAAGCTCTTTAAATGTCTTAGGATCGTCTGGCTGTATTTTTCTACTTAACGCATAAACTTTTATATAATAAGAATTTTGTTTTTGATTGTTGAGATTTAATTCAAAAAACACTTCATTAACATAACCAGATTTAGACACTCCTACTACTGAACAAATTGTAAAATATCTATCAGCAGAATTATCTTCGCTAAATTCAATAACATAAACTAATGATGAAGGCTGAGTACTTCCTTTTTTATCAGTATTAAACAATTGATCTATTTTGACTTGAACAGAAATTAAATCAGCATATTTATTTTGTATTTTATGAGTAAACTCTTGACAATTATTTTTAGCTTCATCTAAACGTTTTTTTAACGAAGATAAATCGCCGACAACAGGTGTGGCTGTCGCGGTTGATTTTGAATTGTATTTTAAAACAGATACGCCATCTACATCTTGAAAAGAAAAAACATTAGACTTATCGGTAGATATTAACGGATTATCTATTGTATAATCAGATTCATTTAAATATATTTTTTGATTATACCTATATATCGTTGAAGGAAATTCATTAAAAGGACGACTTACCTCTTCTCCATAAGATATATTAAAGCCAAGATTTACAAAGTTTAATTTATTTAATTTGCTATCAATCAAAGGAACATCATTATAATAAACGCCTTTTCCCAAACATAAATCTGAATCAACGGAAGAATTATTTACAGATACGTATTTCAAAAGATTACCATCTTTATCAACTAAGCCTTCAATTGTTCCTTCGCAAATTAAATCTGTAGTTATCAGCCTCTCATCTGTTTCTAACTTATTGTCTTTTATTTCACTTAGAGTTACATTTGACGGAATGGTATTGTTTATAAACATAATGTTTTGTTAATTCAATTTTTTAACTATTTGAACATTACCGCCTCCACCATAACCAGCAAAAGAACTTCCGCCAGCAACGGAATAAACCGTTCCTTCGGCAGCAGAAATTCCAATATCATTAGAAATAACTGCACTTCCTATTCTCAACCTTCCATAACCAATAGGTACAGCTATATTTCTATTCAAAACATTTCTTATTCCACCAATGATTGTTGAGTTTGTTTTTACGTCTTTAGGTTGTTTTGGGCTTAGTACGATTGACAAAACTATTGATAAAGCTATTAAAGTTAATCCAATTATTACCATAGTAGTTGGCTCAGATCCTTGTATAATAGGAAGTATTTTTACTGTAGATCCAGAATTTAAAATTTTACTATTTAATAAATGGTGAGGCATGATTTTATCATCTATATAAACAACAAAATGCGTCATTGTCTTTTCTAAATCTTTATAAAATTTTGTTATTCTATTTGTGTTAGCCTCTATAGCTTCAAAAACTTCTAAAACAGAATTTACATTTAAACTCCATGAATTTCCTAGAGTTTTTCCCAATACGCCTTCTAAAATTATGTTTATCATATGTTTTTGTAATAAAACTCATCATTATTTACACTGTATAAAAGCATCGGCAAATAAAAATATTTTTGATTTTCTAAGTCCCATTTAGAAAATCCTTTTTCTTTTACATGTTCTGGATGACTATGAAAAACGATACATTCATCAGAATAATCGCTTTCTTTTGGAGATATAAGAAAAAAACTTTTAGGATTTGGATGAACGTTTACCATTTTTTTAAAATAATAATCATTGTTTTTTTTTAATAAAAAACCGCAGATTTCATCATCTGAAGATAAACTTTCTTTTCTTAGTTCTTCTAAAAGATTTTTATTAAGATCCTGGTAATTTATAATCATAACTTAAAGTTCCAGGAAACGAACCAAAAGGAATATTTTGAATATTATTAAATCTCAAAGAACAACCATTTAAATTTCTAGAACATTTGTCCTCTTTCCATATATTAGTATAATCCATAGGATGTTTAGCTGATACTCCCTCATTGCTTAAACAAACAAAAAAACGAGAAGGCAAAATAGAATTTTTTTGAATCACTGTTTCATTAAAATCGAAATCAATTTCTTCATCTATTTTTACAAAATCTCCCTGTGAATAAACTGTATTACTATTGTAATCGCCTTTATAACTTAAACTGGTTAAACCATAAGATTCAAAATTAGAATAAATATTATCTGGGTATTTTAAAAATAGCTTATTATTTTCATCTGCAACTGCAACTCCTAAATTTCCTTCTTGAGTAAAAGCTGATTGACTGAAAATTGTTGACCCTTTAATAGTTTCAAGATTTTGGTAATAATTAGATATTTGTATATTATACTTAATAGATAGATATGAAAAAACAGATTTTATTGCAGCGTCGTTTAATACTTTATTAAAAATAATCACTTCATAAATGACAATATCACTAACTTCATCATTAATTTTATTAAAACCTAACTTTAAAGCGTTCAAATCTAAACTCCCAGTTCTTGAAAATAAAGTTGAACCATTTTTATATAATATCTTGTTTCCACCGTCTTTATTTGAATAAGCGTATATTTTGGGAGATAAATCATAATAAGCCCAAATTTTTTTATCATTCTTAAAACTATTTGAAGGAAAAACAACATCCGAAAAACCTCCATGATAACCAAGTAAAAAATTTTTATTTGAATCTCCAGTACTTGAAGTTAATCCTCTAGCTATATACCCACCATTCGGCGCGTTTTTTCTAGCTGTATCGAATCTTTTATTAGTGGCCTCAGAAACATAAAAAATAGTCAAGTCATTACCAGATCCAAAAAATAAAGAATCAATTAACAACGAATCTTCAGCTAATAAGAATGCTCCTTCTTGATTATTTAATCTTCCTGAATTTGTAAATTTTTTTAAATTACCCGTCAGAGTTATAGTTTTAGTAGCTCCACTAGTATTTATAATAGTTGAACTGTCTCCCCAAGCTGTCACCTTTTGAAATAAATATTTTTTCCCAGAAGATGCTGCCACCTCAGTAGTAGAACCATACGTTTTTTGAGTAGTATTATTTAACCATAACGATAAATTTGTAATAAGTAAATCATTAGAAGATGCGCTTATTACAGAAGCGAGAGTGGAAAAATTTGTTATTTTGACTGGTATTGTTGGGCCATCGTAATCAGATAATTTTCCATAATTACAACCATATCCTCTATATTGCCACTGGCAAATGTCATTATAAACCTTTCTTGACGGAACCGTTTGACCATCCAAATCCAAAATATTAGCCAATTGAAATTCTACTTTATCTTTATTTTCAGAATTCTTTTTCTGAATAACAAACGTATCAACAGATATAAAAGATGAAAAAGAAGAAACTCCTAAAGTGTTTTTATTAGATCCACCAAAATTAACATCATCTAAATCTTTTGTTAGTATTTTTTTTCTATAAAAACGCTTACCTATAAGATCTTTTCTGTCTTTTATTAAATTACTGATATAATTATTTACATTTGCTATAGATAAAGTAGGTCTATTTTGCTTCGCTTCTGAAGAATATTCCAAATTAGATATCTCGCAAGGAATAAAAATATACTCTTTTTCTTTAAAAATAATGTTTGATTTTAAGTTTTTAGATCCATGAAACCTAAAATATCCATCAAAATCATTTAGCTTTATTTCAAAAAGATCTAAAACACTCGTATTATCCAATAAAAATAAATTTGACATTTTAATATAATAAAGAATTAAAAATAAATTTACACTATTAACTAAAATACATGTTCAAAAAAGGATGCGATAGATTCGCTGGAAATCTTAAAGATGAAGTTGCGTTAGTCATTTGTAAATCGCTTGAACTTTTTAATAAAACTTTTTTATTATCATAACCTAACGATTCTAAAATAAGATTTCTATCTTGAGTCATTGAAGAAACGTCTCTTGAAGTTCCATATAAATAATCAAACAAAAACATTTTTACTCCACCAGAACCTGGATTATTTCCAATTGAAATATTACAATTTATATTATTAGAATAATTTATATCTGGTTTTATTAATATTTTTGCCGTATAAGATATTAAACCATTTACTTTAGTAATTACATTCAAAATATTATAAGCAGCATTTTGTTGATTTGAAGACGGCAATTCTAAATAACTATACATTTCGACAAAAAATAAAGAAAAAGTATTTAAAGGTATATCCGAAGCTCCTTGATTAATTATAAATGGAGTATTTGTTGCTGTTGGAGACGCTAAAGAATTAGGCGTATTGCATAAATTAAAAAATTTATTAGAAATAAATTTAGGCGGCGGATTAACATTGTTTACTCCAGAATCTGTTATAACACCAGTGGTATTTTGAAAAACGTCAAAGTCACTAGAAAAATAAGTATTTTTTATATTTACTGTATCTAAACCGTTTCTTTGTTGATATTCAGAAATAAATTGTGAAGACAATAACGGAGACAAAGAAAAAACGTTATAATTTCTTTGTGGATGATTCATTTTTGGAGGCTTATAACTCGTATTATATATAGGATGAATACTACTATCTGAAAACGCTTGAAATTTATGAATTTGATTAGAATGTGAAAATAAAGCGCTTGTTGTGCTTTCGTTAGCTAAAGCATAAACTAAAAAAGCATAACTTGGATTTTTTGGCACATTAAAAGAAAAATTAGATATGCCAATACTTTTTGTTGAAGCTAATTCGTAAAATTTTTGACCATAAGCTTGTGTAACTCTTAAACAATTAGCATCTCCAGTTAACGACAAACCAGATAATATATTAGTATCTGACGCCCAAGTATTTGTTTGTGCGCCTGCTGAACTGGATATATCGCTTGTTTTAAATCTAAAATATAAACTTTTGCTATCAAATGAATTTTTTCTTATATTAAAATATATATTTGGTAATGTTTTTGATTCTATAGATGTTAATTTTCCAGAGTCTGCATTTGACCCAACACCATTAACGTTTACCCCTTGAGAAAAAGGAGTTACGGTTTGTCCATTTGCATTTATAGTCGTTGAATCTACTGATGGTACTAGAGTAGCGGTCTGCGAACTAGATACAGAATCGTTGACTGGTTTGGAAGCAGGATTAACTTGATATAGATTTATAGCAGTACTTATATTTTCATCAGATATAACAGCCTTATCTTCAGCCAGATAATTAATAGTTCCTATTGTGTATTGTCCCATATTATGGATTTTTTAAATTAATGTAGTTTATTGTTTTTATTTCTGATCCATTTATTGGTATTGAAAAGCCTTTATTAGTTTCATCGGTTATTAACAAACCTTTTCCTCCACCAATACCCGCATAAAAAATGCTATCTAAATCTTTATATATATAATATTGTATAGTTCTTGTGTTTAAGTTATCAGATGTATCATTGTATTTTACATCATCAAATTTAAATATTGGACCACCATTTGTTGCTGCTGAAAAATCTCCATCACCCCTTACTTGAACCCCTTGACCGCCATAACCATATAAATTAACATTTTCAAATTCTAATTCTAATCTAAATATACCACCAACTCCTGTATTAAAAGCCATTTGTATATTACTTCTGGGTATAAAATTAATAGCTCCTTTAGAAACGTCGGAAGATTTATATGTTGCATTAACAATTGAGTTATCACTTGGAGAAAATTTTACATTTATTCCAGAGTATTTTCTAAAATCTGCTGAATCTCCATTCTGTTTGTAAAGATAGTCAAATAAATCGAAATCACTTTCAGTATTAGATAAATAATTTAAATATAATATAGTTGGAGTTATTATTAAATTTTCACCGGGGCTTGCATGATTTCCACTATATGTAGCATCATCTAATATAGGATAATCATAATCATAACCAGTAGCATAAGTATATTCTCCAGTTCCACCAGTCACATTAACCGCTTGAATTCTAGCGTAATAATTTTGATTAAAAGATAAGTTTGTTTTTGTAACTGAATGGTTTTGATTGTTAAAACCATCATAACCTCCATACAAAGGAAACACACCATCTGTATTTTCTTGTACATATTCATAGTTAATAATAGGCGAAGTGAAAGACGAATCAGTAGACAATTCTAACTTAAATCCTGTATAATAATCTAAATTATTAATACAAGACCAATAAAAACTTAAACTTGGACTTGCGTCTATTTTTGAATAGTTTTTTACAGCATAAAATTTGCCCAATTTTTTAGGAATAGGAAATCCTGTTATTCTGTTTCCAGTAACATCAATAGTTAAATCGCTATCTGAGTCGCCAATGTTCGATTGCGAATCAATTGTTACAGTAGCGTACTCTTGTCCTTGCGATCTATCTGTAGATAAATTAAAAGTTCTAAATGGACTGTGTAATATATAAAAAGATCCCGATTCATTACAATTTATTATTTTTGTTATTTGTTTTTGATCTGGATCTAAATAATCTAAAGAATCAGATATAAATATAGTATCATATAACAAACCACCTGCGGCTTTCGTAGGAGTTACAGAAGCATCAAAAGTAGTATTAGATATATTTATTTTATACTGAACTGGAAAATTACCACTATTTTGAATAACTACTCCAGTATAACCACCAAATCCAGTTGGTACTTGTCCTAAGCTTACGCCTGTTAAATATGTACTCATGAAGTAAAAGTTATTAATGAATTAAAAACTGTTGATGCTGAGAATTTATTATTAAACTGAATAAATTTTGCATTTATACTATTGTTGTCATAAAATTGATAAGTATGATTCCATTCAGGACAATAAACTTGAATAGTTTTATTATACGGTTGAGGCAAAGTATAATTAAAAATTTTAAATCCCGCTTTATCATCTAAAAACTTTAATATAGCTAAAGCTTCTTTATTTGATCGTTTGGTTAATTTAACTTCAAATTCAAAAATATTAGGATACTCACCATCTTTTCTATACTCTTTTGTAGAGTTTTTAAAATCTACTGATTTAATTCTTATATTTTCTTGAATATCGTAATCAATATCTTGTTTAAAATAAAAATCTCTAGTAAAATAAGTACTTACTCCTGTTGGACTGTTTTGAGGGGATAAAGGACCAGTGGAACCTTGAGCCACACCTTTAGCTTGTCCAGTGTAAAAATAATACCCTCTTTGAGAAAAATTTGTTGATGGATAATAAAACACATCATTATAAGCAAATTCGAATGTAGTATCGGTATATGTTTTTATACTCTTTTCGTCCAACAAAACATACATGCCTTTATAATTTAAACAACTTTCATAAAACGATTCCGCTTCTATATTAATTTTATTAATATCATTGTAAGGAGTAGAATGATTTATATTTAAAAAATAAGTTTCGCAATCTTGTTTGTAAGGAGTGAATAAATTTAAATCAACTCCTTTAAAACCTTCATAATCACTTTTATTTTGTGATTGTGGGGTGTTTTCAAAATAAGTTATTAAAGTTTTTGCTTGCAAATCTGTTAAGCCATCATAAACAATATTAAATTTAGAACTTAATGTATTTATCCCATTAGTTACATTTGTTTTGTATCCATCACCAAATGTTAAAGGAGATAATTTTGCTGAAAAAGAGGCTGAACTTCCATAAGAAAGAAAAAACAATTCATTTATATCTCTTGTCCAATAACTATTTCCAGTATATGTTATTGGCGAATAATCAGACCCAGTTGGAACATTATTTTTTGCAAAATACAAACCTTCGTTTTTAAAATACTTTTCAAATAAATATTTTTCATATTGATCTATTTGAGAAGTATTTAAAGAGCCAGTGAAATGAATTATTTCATGATATCTTACGCCAACATTGTTAGGATTTAATCCTAAAGTTAATTCACCGGATTTCCAATAATCATTAAAAGACGAATATGTTCCTAATTCATATCCATTTTGTCTAATTTTTATAGTGTTAGCTGAAGAGCTTTGAATTAAAGTTACAATATTCTTGTCATCGTAAATGCTAGAAATAGCATCGAACTGTTGATTATCTAATATAAATTTCGCTGAAAATAATTCGTCCTTACCATTTACTTTTAATAATCCATAATTATCCCCCGTTCCAAATTTGCAAATTGTTTGTTCAGTGATATTCGATGGAGTCAAAACTTCAAAAGCTAATAATAAAACTCTAGAATCTGAATTAAAACCAGAACCACTTAAAACTTGTGAGTCAGATAATGTAATATAAGATTCGTTAAAATCGACTCTTCCACGATTATTAACATCAGAAGTTGTAGTAAATAAATTTCCACTTCCAGATACATTATTCAACCAACCTGTAACTCTAAAACTAGTATCAGTTAAAAAATTATTTAAGCTATCATTGTTGAACCAAGTAGTTAAACCAGTTATTCCAAAACCCGTATAATTAGGCATTACAGAAATACCTGTATTTAACTGATAATCGATTATATCAAATTTAGAATATAAAGATGAACTATTATACTCAGATATATTTTTTATATTTAAACCTGATATTAAATAACTCATATTATATTAAAGTCTTTACTTCAGTAACTTGTTGATAAATATTAGCAGAAGTCAATAAATAATTGCCTTCACTTATTTCATATTTTTGATTATTCATTACGCCGCTAACATAAAAAGTCTGCAAAGTAGTATTGTATAAATCTTTTAAAGTTAAAGTTGTTGTTACCATTTTTCCATCTATATCTATAGAATCGCCCAAACTATTAGAAGATAAACTTATTTCAGCTTTTTTATTTAATTTAGCTACTCTAAAAGGAATAACTTCATCAACTTTAAAAAATGCTGGCCTATCACAGCTAGAATTATAAGAAAAATTTACTATACTTTCAACACCATCTAAATCAGTATTCGTCATAGATGATCTATAAGCATTAGCAACATACTGAGGAACTTGTTTGTTTTGTCTTTCTGAAACTTTTTGTTCTTCTATATTTTGTATTGACAAGCGACCATACCAATCAAATTCAACTGATAATATAATTGGTTGAAACGGTTCTACTGAAAAGCTTAAAGATTTGGAGTATAAATTATCTATTTGAACGCCGCCAAATAAACCTGTTATCTGACTAGAATTTGCCCCTGTAATATCTAAAAAATTTGGTAAAGCGCCAGTCAAATAAAAATCAGCAGATAAAGATCCTACTAATGATCCCTGCGGAGCGTAGTCGAGTAAACTGCCATCACTTACCAATACAGGATCAACAGAAGCGTTAATTGATAAACTTATTTTATTAGCATAAAAATTCTGAGAATTTAATTTAAAATCAAGATTTTGATAATTTATGAATTTAGCCATATCATGTCACTGTAAAAGAAATGGTTGACATAATTGTAAAATTCTTAGCTGTGGTTTGACCTGGACTAGAAGCATTAGCATCTTGACATACTCTATATTGCAATAATTGTCCAGAAGCAAAAGCTGTTGTATTTGTAAATTGAGTTCTACTTAAAGTTAATAGTTCATTTCTAGTTATAGAGGCTATCTCTAAATATCCTATTGCACCACTTATTGTAGCGTTAGTAGAGCATGGTAAAAATGTAGTTTGACCTGTAACTGCTACAGGAGTATTAGACACTGGAGTTACAGCCGCTATTTCAAATCTAGCATCAGCATATGCGCTAAGATTATCTGAACTTATTATTTGAATTTTTTCTATTCTACCTGCATAAGGAGTTATTCCAAATGGGCATAAAACTGAATTATGACCACTAGGACTTGGACTTGAGGATTCAGAAAATGGATCAAAATAAATATTGTTGCCAGTCAATCTAGTTTTGAAAACTTGAACAAATTTTCCTTTGGTATAGTTTCCACTTGTAGTTATTCCTCCTTTTATATCCAAATCTCCATCAACATTTAAATAAGCTTTTATAGCAGACGCACTTAAACTACCGCCTAATGAAAAAGCAAAAACACTATCAAACGCTGGACTAATGCTATTTAATAAACCGATTGACCATTTTGTTATTTGACTGGTAGCTGTTCCAGTGGCAAATGATTGAAATGCAGTTTTAGCTGGGCCACTTGCATAACTGTTTAAAATAGTACTTTTACAAGTTTCAGTATTTGAACATTCAAAAATACTAGATTCGGCAACTGTAGCAACTGCATGAATTTTTGCATTTGGTGTTGTAACTCCTAATCCTAATCTTCTATTGGCTAAATCATAAACTAAATTGTTTGCAGACACAGAGTTTGTTGGGCCTATTTGAAAAATTGAATTATATATGCCTATATATCCAGTTCTTGCGGTATTTTCAAAAGATAAACTAGTAGTTGCTGTTGTATTATTTCCATATCTTCCTAACTGACCAGAACCTTTTATATCCAAAGGATAAGCAGGAATAACATTATTAATTCCAACAAAAGGAGTTGATATGTTATTATCCACATACAAAACATTATTACCTAAAACAACATCATCATTATTTGTTTTATTTATATAAAAAATATCATTAGCAGAAGAAGTCTTTATTTCTGCTGTTGAAGGATCAAAAAGAAAACCAGAAACTCCACTTTCGAATTTTATAGTTCCTCCAGAAACATAAAACTTATTAGATAAAGCTGTTGAACCGTTAAAGATACCAACATTACCGCTTACATCTATATTAAAAACTCCAGTAGTCGAAGGCGTAGCTCCACCATCTTGAGAAACTTCAATATAAAAATCTGTATCACTAGCTTTTTTAGTAAACTTCCATAAAACACTAGTGTCTTTTAAAGAATAAGACGCTTGTCTTGAAGATGAACCAGCGGTTACTCTTACTTGAGCCACATTTGTAGAAAGAAAAGAATCGCCTACTTCTAATGCTACGTCTGGAGAGTTATTATCTACTCCCACTAATCCATTATCACTAACAAAAAGACCACTTGGCTTAGTTTTTCCTACTATTTTTATACCATTTGTCGTTCTAGCGGTTAATCCAGTAAATGACTTTTGAAGCTCATTCAATGACAATTGATCTGTTTCTGTTGTTGTAGCGACAGCAAAAACAAAATTATCTGTTATTGTCGAACTTGTTATTGCTGATAAGTCTGTAAATTTTGTTCCCATATTAGTTATTTAAATATGTTCTATACGATAGTTTTACACTCAATAAGTCATCTGCTGTCGAATTAATTTGCTCGGCTATTATTATAGCGTTAGAAGTGTTAAAATTAAAGATTGGTATAGAATCTTCTAATTTTCTATATACATCAAAAGATTCATTCGTATCGCTAGTTACCAATTCTAAATCATCAAAAGTAACTAAAAATTGATCAATCAATACAGTGCCTCTAACATCTATAATAAAACTACTTAGACTTTCAGAACTTAGAATATCAAATATATTTTTAGTTTGATAATCGTCCACTTCTAATGTAAAAGATCCGCCGACTTCTATTGGAAAAATATTTTGAACTTCAATAGGAAATTGAGCGTTTGAAGCGCTTAATCCATAAATAGCATTTTTTTTACAAGTAAAATCAATACTAAAATCTTTTACTCTATTAGTACTAGAATTATTACATGTTACTGATATATTTTTAACTTGCGGCACAAATGCTGCTGAAGATATATTATTTCCAGATGGATCAATAGATGGACCCATGTTTCCAAATATCTGAAAAGAAGATTGTATTTGAGGCACTTCTCCAACACTACATGATATTCCAAAAGAAGATAAATAACCATTTGTAAAACCAAAATTTTTACCTTGATATGTTAAACCTCCATTTATAAATGAAGCTGTATAATTATCTCTATCTCCAGTTAAACCAAACACAGGATCATTATTAACAAGATATCTTGTTATAGAAACCGAAGCTGATGGAACTTGCGAAACCACTTGTTTGCAAAATCCTTTTCCTATAACATTAATAGGTACAGTTTCTACATTATAAGATCCATCAAAAGATATAACCCCAGATAAAGCAACACCATCCATGAATAGTGTGTTTTCATAATTTGTAATCGCGCCTTTCATGTTTTAATTATCTTTGATTTATTTTGCCACCGTATCTTGTTTCGTCTGAAATTACGCCTTTAGCTATATCAGCAACACGCTTTGCCATTTGTTTAGAGAATGCAATGTCATTCTTTTCATAACTACTTGTATCAGAACCATAAGTAGCTTTACCAGATCTATCAATGTTGATAGAAATATTTGTAGCGTTATTGTTAGTGTTGTTATTTGTATTTGTAGCGTTCGAATTGCTATTATTAGATACTGCGCCAGCATTCATGGCATTCATTTCGCCCAATCCATATTTTCTAACTGCCGCATTATTCATTACATATTCGCCGCCAGTTAATAAAGCTGGAATAGTATCTGATAATCTAGATCCATGAGGAACAAATCCACCTGAATTAAATCCTATCATTCCACCTCTTTGAGCAAATCCTGCGGTTTGAAATTTTGAAATTGGAACCGGAGGTTTGGTTGGTCCTGCTGCTTTTGCCATTCCACTCATTCCAGCAGCTAAAAACATAGATCCCGCTGCTCCAACTATGCTACTAATCAACTGAGCATTTTTTTGTTTTTTAGCGAAAGCTTCTTGAACACGTTTTTGCTCATTTGCTATTGCCTTTTCTCTCATTTTCTTGAAATAATCGTTTTCAGAATATGCATAAGCAGTATAATCGTTTTCATTTATAGCTCCAATATTGGAATTATTATATAATAGATTTTTTGTATAATCCATTTCTTGATCTTTGTTCAAAGCCATTTCAGCTTCCATATTAACATTGCCACCAGAAGCGAAACGAGGAGCTTGTTGAAAATTAAATGCATCTAAAGATTTTTTACCACCTAATTCTTTTACTGCTTTTCTATTTAAAACATATTCACCATTTTCAAGCATTGCTGGATATCTATCTCCAGAACCCATTCCGCTTACATATTGACCGTTATTAGCTCTGATTACTCCTCCATTCTGATAACCAATTCCTCTTGCAGAAACGTTTCCTCCAGCTTGACCGAATAAAGATCCAATTCCTATATTACCCAATGTTTTAGCTATAGCTGCTCTCATAACTTCTTGCATAATCATTTGACCAAAGTTTATAGCCATGTCTTGGAAAGCGTCACCAATAGACTTTGTTCCTTTCGCTACTTCCATTAGTGCGCTAGACATATTATCAGCAAACTTCATAGGCAACTCTTCCGCCAAGTTATGAATTATATTATCGGCTTGATCGCTTAGTTTACCAAAACCAGCAGATAATCTTCCACTAAAAGTAACCATCGCTCTATTTTCTTCATTTTTTAAAGCAATTGACTTATCAAGCTGTTCTCTTGTGATTGATAAAGATCTTTCTTTTACTCTTATTTCTTCTTTATAGCGTTTAATGGTTCCTTCTAGAACTATATTATTAGCTTGTTTAGCTTTTAATTCTTCTTTTGATAAGAAATTAATTTGCTCTTGTGTAGACATCATTAAGTTACCGTTTTCATCGGTTTTGTTAAAACCTGCGGTTTCCATATTTGCCGCAAAATTGCTAGTATTATAATTACTATTAATTGAAGCAGATGCAGTTCGGGATTCTTGAATACGTTGAAGAGCTTGAAACTGTGCAAATTTTTGCGAACCATATTCATTAATCAAATCTACATTTTGAATCTGTTTTTGTCTCATTATTTCATATTCATCTGAACCACCTAAAGCTCCTTGTAATTGAGATTCAACCAACGTCATTATTGTTTTATTCAATTCCAAAGTCGCGGCAGTATTTTCTTGTTCTGCGGCCATTTGCAATATTCTTTGTTGAATTTCTGATTTTATTGTTTGATCTTCTAATTCTCTTTGTTGTTTAAGAATACTATCCTGTATATCAATCTTTCTTTCTAAAATTTGTGAAGAACCCTTTCCATAATTTTGTCTTGAATCTTCAAGATTCGATTGTAGAGCAGCGATGGAAGCATTTATATTTGCTTTGCTTATTTCAAGAGTGTTGCCAATTTGCGCTGAAACGTCTTTCATACTTTCCATGCGCATTAATATTTGCTTGTCAACCTTAGCTTTTTCAATAGCTATATCTTTATCTACGGCAATTTTTGCTTCGCTTAATTGTTTGTTTATTTCTAATTCTTTTTTAGCGTTGGCTTGTTTTTGTTCAAATAAAGTTTGAGCTTCAGCTTTTTCTGTTAAAATAGCAGATAACTTATCTTGTTCAGATTGATTGGCGAATTTTAAAGTGGTTTCTTGAGAATTTATTAATTCTTGTTGATATGCAATAATTTTTGATCTTTTATCCTCTTCAAGTCCAGGATTTTGTAAAAACTCTGCTAAATCCTTTAACGTGTTTTTTATTTCTTCAGGGCTTCCAAAACTAAAACCCTCGTTGCTTAAAGCCATATCAGCAGAAGATCTCGTTTCTTTAAGTTTATTTAACTGAGCTTCTTTTAAACCGCTAATAATAGCATTTACATCTCCACTATAATTTCCACTTTGAATTTGAGGCAAAACTTTATTTTTATAAAATTCAGCATTTACTTGCGAATTTGAAAGACTAGATTTAAAAGAGCCACTAAGTTCTTGTGCGTTTTTTGTTAAAAAATTTGATTTTTCATTGTCTTGCTCTGCAATAGCTTTGTCATAATCTTGTTGAGATTTTTGCAATAACATTTGGGCTTTTTGGCCTGCATTTGCAGCGGTAAAATCAAATTTTCTAGCGTCTGGAAGGTTACTGGATATAAAAGAATTTATACTGTCTTGAAAGTTTGTTGAAAAATCAAGAATAGAAGACTGTATTCTTCTAGTGCTTGAATCCTTTTCAAAAGATAAAGCTATATCAAAAAGATTTTTATTTAAATCTCTTTCTATTTTTCTAAAAATTTCTCCGAAAGATTTTGTGGCTATTTGTCTAAAATCGTTAATTTCTTTTTGTACTCCAGTGGCTAATTTATTTTTTTGCAAATCAGAAGCTATTTGATTAAAATTATCTTTTAAAAAGAAATTCAAAAGAGCAGCTAATTGATCAGGATAATCTTTATCTGTTTTACTTATCCCTTTAGCCGTAAAAATAGAATCGATTTGTTTTTCTAAACTTTTACTAACTGTATTTTTAACGTAATCTTCCATTCCATAAGATCCTCCAGCTAAATCCAATTCTTCTATCATTTTATTATATTTATTTGCAAATTGATTTTGAATGTCTAAAAAATTAACTTTTTGATCTTCAGTAGTTAACCCAACCGATAAACCTCTAGATATTTCTGCCGCTGTTCCTTGACCAGTAATTGCTTGTTTAAAAGCAGATTGAGATGTTGTAACATTTGTGTATTCTTGTAATCTCTTCGTCATTTCTGCAATATTTCCTCCTGTACTATTAAATATTTCTTGCAACTTAACATCTGCAATTTCATTAAATCCTGAAGATAATTTTTTAGTAGCATTTTCAATATCATTTGAAGACGCACCGTTCATAATCATCTCTGATAAAGATTTTTGAGCCTCAATATAAGATGATGCAGCGGATATACTAGCCTGTGTCTTTTGAGCTTGCTCTTGATTTAAACTCGATAACTCTTCTGTACTCAATGTCGCTGCGTCTAATGCTGATTTTAAAGCGACTAGACTCCCAACTGCACTACCAAGAATAACTCCAGGTAAGCCAAATGATGCACCAATTCCAGCGCCAGTAGATATAGCGCTTAAACCAGTACTTAAACCAGATTGAACACTTCTTTCTGTCGCGCTCATATCTGTACGTTTTTTGTTTGCAAATACAGTTTGCTCAACCAATCCAGCAATCATTGGTCCAGCAATAGCTATAGCTGTACCAGCTTTCGACAAATTTTCTGAAAATGTTGATTTTGGTGCATTTTTTTCAGGTGCATTTCTGCTTTGTTTAAAAGTTCGTTCTCTTAAACTTTTTACTGCATCTATTCCAACACTTGATACTGATGAATCAACTTTAGAAAACATTGATTTTATTTTATCAATTGTCGATTTATAAGTGCCTTTAATATCTCTTAGAGCTTCTTTAGCGTAGTTTTCAATATAACTTTCTACTTCAACAGCATTGGAGCTTGATTGAGTATTTCGAGGTTGATTTTTTTTACCTTTATTTCCTTTAGCAAAATTAGGAACATATCCTTTACTTATCAATCCAGCATCTTTCTGCCCTCTCATTGAATCACTCAAAGCATTACTTAAACCACCATGATCAGATATTGCGGAACTAAATGTTGGCTGACTTTTATTTCTAATGTGCGGGAAAGGCTTAGTATCGAATACGGCTTTTTCTCCGCTCATGCTTTCTTCTAAGCCCATTACTGCTTGTTTATACGCAAAGTTGGGAATAAAACCTTTTGCAGCATTCATTGCCAAGAACTCAGGATTTTTTACATAATTATTTAATAAACTATTTGTTTCTGCGGACAATCCTTTTACAAGATCAGGGCTATTCTTCAATATTTGAGAATAACTTGTTCCAGCTAATTCAAGAAAGTTTTTACCAAACTCAGATGGCAATTGATTTTCATGACCAGGTTCATTGAAAACCATGACACCTTCTTTTATTTTAGCCGCTTGTTCAGGATCAGTTTGAGCAACTCTCTTTAATTTATCATTCATGTGTTTAGCAACCGAGCCACCTGATAAATTTTTTTTCGGAAAACCTTTAAAATCAAGACCAATAATTCCATCATCTTGTAAAAGAGCGTCATCAAATGCAGTTTGACTAGATTTTGCTCTAGGTTGCAATACACTGCCTCTAACAAATTCACCAAATATATTGGATTTATTTATTAATTGTAATGCTTTTCTACTAAAAGTTTCATATAATGGACCGAAAATATTAGGATCACCATTTTCATCTGCACCTTTAGCAGTGCTTCTAAAACCAATCTGTCTAAATGTATCTATATCACTAGCTTTAGATATTCCTAAAGTAGGTTGGATTTTATCAAAAGCAGCATTACCAAATTTCTTAAACCAAGGAATTCTTATTGCGCTAGTAGGAGGAGCAAAGTTTGGAATAAAACCATCATTATATGTTTGATAAACTCCATATTTCCCAATTGGAATGTCTTCTGATTTGTCTTGGTTTAATTGTTTTCCTTTAATCGCTGTTTCAATCGCTTTTTGTAAGATCTTGAAATTACCACCCGTTGCTCCTGATTTAGTTTCTATTCCAGTAAATAAATCAGCTATTGTTGCATCAACAGGCACTAAATCAGATCTAGAATATTCTGATGATGATAATTTGTATTCTGAACCTACTTTTTTAGCCACCATTGATTCGTATAAAGCTCCTCTAAAATTATAAAAATCTCCTTTATTTTTAGCGTTAAATTTACTAAGCATTTGTTTTTTAACATCAGATTTATTAACACCATTCTGTGCATAAAAACCAGCTGTTTTTATTTTATTAAAAGCTCTATCATAAGAGTCTTTAACTACAACAGGGATTGACTCATCTTTTAAATAAGCAGGAAAATATTTTTCAGCTAGTGAATTCAATTTCTTTTTATTAACAAAAGGAATTCTTTGAATAACTCCTGAAACACTATCATAAACATTATTTGGTTTTCCATTTATACTTAGACCTCCATCAGCTAAATTTCTTTTTTCAAAATAAGCTGGATCACTAAAATCTCTGATACTTTGATTGTTTAAATTTAATTCATTATTTTTGAATCCAAAATTTTTATAAGCAAAATTAGGAATAAACCCACTATTCATATACGGATCAACACCTGTTCTACTTATAGAATTCTGTCTATGTGTGCGGCCAGCTTTTGATCCAGCAGGAGGATTAATAAAAGGTTGAGCAAAACCAGGAACGTATTTAACATCTTCCGCAGTATTCATTACTCCACCAACAGGAGATTTTACTACTTTACCGGGAGCATAACCACCAGCTTGTGCGCCAACTGTTTCAGCCATTCTTGTTGCAGCAGGAATATAACCTCCTGCGCGAGTGACCTGCAAACCACCAGATCCTTTTACTCGCACACCTTGACCGGCTAATTGAGTTGCTAATTGTTTTGCAAGAGTTGACTGTATTTGATATTCTGCTGTTTGCTGTCTTGCTAATTGAAGCAGCAACTGAGCTTGTGCAGCTTGATTACCCATAGAGCCAGCAAGAGCTTGCGATACCGGCCCTTGTTGCTGCATGATTTGCAAAATAGATTGTTCAATGTTTTTTCTATTTTGAGTTTCTGTCGTGATACCAGCAATCTGAGGCAAAGCCTGAG